AGTGGAAAACCACCAAAGGATGCAGCTAAAGAAATACAACAAAGGACTGGTCTAAGTGCTGTAACGGGCAAGCCAATTAATAAACAACTTTATAGTTCGTTCAGCAAAAAGACTGGAAAGGTAATCGGCCAATATGGGAGTTGAAAGCGCTAACAAACAAAAGAATACATATGTAAAGAGTAGTAGCCAAGCTATGGATCCAATGGTGAAATTCTGTGTCGAGGAATTTACTAGATATGAGAAGTTTCATACGACGAGATATGACAACTCAGCAGAGGTTATTGATCAATGGAATAATGTGCCACCATCAAAGTCTTTAGATTGGATGAACTCAGTTCATTGTCCTATTACTTTTGCTAGCGAACAAACAGTCACACCACGAATATTTGCAGCATTGTTTCCTAACGAAGCTCCAATTGATATTAAAGTATTCGGAGAAGCTTCAGAGCAACAGGGAATTAAGATCAGAGATACGCTTAAACACAATTATCGTAAAGCAGATGTTATGGGAGAAGTCTTACCTTCAATGACACAAAACACTTTACTTGGTACTGGCTATGTTGAAATACCTTATTTATATCGTAAGTCTTGGCAAGTTAATCGTGCAGGTGAAAGATATCTAGCAGTTACCGATCGAAGACCTGATTGCAAGAGTGTCAATTTCTTTGAAATGTACCCACATCCGGCCAAGCTTCATATGAACGATGGTCTTCCTCTTATTCGAAGGAGATATTGTGATGCTGAATATCTAAAGCAATTAGCTGAACAACCAGCAGCAAAGTTTTCTAATTTGTCAGAAGCTTTAAAGACAGAGAGCACAAGGAGTGAAAGCACAGATTTTGTAGATACAAAGGGTGCAACGCTTGATAAGAAGAAACGCGATGAATATGAGCTATTGGAGTATTGGGGCCCTTGGGATGAATCTTATAAAGTAGATGATAAAGTTACAACTAAGAAAGCAGTACCGTATTGGATAACGATAGTTAATCGTAAAATTAAGGTGCGCGGTATTCCTAATCCTTATAACTTTCAGCATCCACCTTATGCGAAGTTTACGCTATTCTCAGAATCAAAGCCTTGTTGGTTTGGTGTTGGAATAGGTACTGTTGGAAAGCCTACACAGGAACGATTGAATAAGATTATCAACCAAAGGCTAGATAATGTTGATCTAGTGCTTAATAAACAAGGTTTTTATAATGGAAATGATCCACTTATCAATGTTAAGAAATTACAAGTTTCCGCCCCCGGCACATGGCGTAAAGTCTCAGATACTGTTAGTTCGGTTCGATGGATGGACACTCCTGACGTCACGGCATCGGCTTACAAGGAAGAAGAATTGGCTAAGGCTGATTATCGTGAAGCCACCGGAGCCTCAGCTCCACTCATGCCTACGGAAAAGAACCAATCTGAAACAGCAGCCGGAATAAACTTATTGCAAGGTGCTGCAGGTATTAGGTTTAGACCAGTGTTGAAGAAGATGGAAACAGACTTGATTCAAGCAATATCGATGATGTTTTTATCTCATTTACAGCAGTTTATGGTATTACCTGAGTGGATCCAGATGACTTCGAACGAGGGAACAGAATCACCTATCCTTGTTAGGCCGGAGGATCTACAAGCTAAAGTGTCAATTATACCTACTGGTATTTCAGAGACATTGAATAAAGAGACTCAGATAGGTCAGCTATTGAGGTACAAGGAAGTCTCTGCAAATGATCGAACTGTTAATCAAGCAGAGCTTAATCGTAGAATTGCTGAGTTAATGGGCTTTAAAGATATTAACTCGATCATTGTTAAACAACAGCCTGTTCAAGCTGGCCCAGGTCAATTATCTCCGGAAGATCAACAGATGATTCAGCAAATGTTAGCAGAAGGATTGTCTCCGGAACAGATTAAGATGGAGCTACAAGGAAATCCACCTCAGAGTGGCCCTGAAGCACAGAAACCGGGACCTAACGGGAAGCCGCGCATGAGAGGTCAAACACCTGAAAATGGTATGCCAGTTCAATCTCCACAAAGGCCTGAGGGCAGAAGGATGGTTAGGCAGTAATGGATATAGATAGAGCTCAAGAGTTAAAGTCTAGTATTATTTGGTCTAGTGTTGTTGAAGAAATGGACAAGAAGATACATTGGGAAATACAGAAGTTTAGAACTTGTTCAGCTGCAGAGTTGCCGCTTATTCAGGCAAGGATTGATATTTGGGAAACCTTGAAGCGTTTACCTGATGATGTTATAGATCGTGAAGAATAATTTATTAACCTCGGATCGCTATCCGTTAAATAGCGCGAATGGGAGAAAATATGACAGATCCAATCAAGAACGTTGAACCACCAGTTGTTGTCGTTCCAACAACACCGATAGAGCCATCGCCAACGGCACAGCCTACTCCAGAGGCAGATAAACCAACTGGTGAACCGTCAACAGACGTAAAACAAGTTCCATTACCAGCTCTCCAAGAGGAGAGAGGCAAAAGACAAGCAGCAGAATCAACCGCGAGTCAATTGCAACAGGAGATTGCTGATTTAAGAAGTCAAGTATCTAATACTCAAATGCAGCAACAGAATTTCCAGCAACAACAGCAACAAGCGCAAGTCAATCCTAGGGAAGAATTAGAGAAGACTTGGGATGATGACCCGAAGAAAGCTGTTCGGATGGAGATTATGTATGCTATGGATTGGAGAGATAGGATAGATTCTTCTTTAGAAACGCAGGCTGACACTTTATCTAGGAAGTTCCCTGATTTCAATAATTACCGTAGCTCTGCTTTAGGTCAAGTGCGTAGTTTGCCACTTAATCAAAGGGGAGGACAAGGAATTCTGGAAGCAGCTTACTTTATGGTTAGAGGTCAAAATGCAGATACTATGATACAACAACGAGAGACTGAACTTCTTGAAAAGTATCGTAGAGGTGAGTTGTCAGCTCAAGGGTTAGCAACGCCACCCGGAAGTTTTTCAGCTCCTCCAACTGATCTTGGTAGTGGGATAACAGATGAAGAATCTAGAGTAGCTTCTGCTATGGGTTTAACCCCTGAGCAGTATAATAGTGCAAAGGTGAAATGATGGGTATTTTTACCAAAGGTCAAAGCAAAGCAGCGTATCAGGGTAAGCTAACTTGCCCCGTTTGCAGTAGTGAGGCTATCAAGTTCGTAGAGATGATCGGACCATACAGACAGCGTTATCGTTGCCGTAAGTGTGGAATGCCATTTCAATATGAGACTGGTAAGGATCACAGCATTCATCCGTATGCTGTTTTAAATAAGCCGAGATTCCGACAAGCAATAAACTTAGAGGAACTCCGCAAGGGAGAAAAACTAAAAAGGAGAAATAAATAATGAAATTCCATTATGATGTAAATGGTGCAGAACCAATTCTGCGAGATGTTAGAATTTATAATTCAGGAGCGTTACGAACAGGACAAGCAGTTTGTTCAGGTGCAGTAGGAACCCCTGAGAATTGTGGTTGTGCTATTGTAGCTGATCCTGTTAAAGTTCAAAACATCATGGGTGTATTAAACGAAGATGTTACTGCAGCTAATGCTTTAGGTGTTGTAGCTACTGGTGTTGATAAGTATGCTAAGATTATTATCAATCCTGGTGCTGTATATTTAGCAGAGTATTCTCAATTAGCTGCTGATGACACAGTTACTTCAACAACTACTGCAAAGACTCTAACTGGTACTATGGTTACAGACCATGAACGTGGCTGGGCATATGTTACTAATGTTGGTTCTACAGCTGGTGGTTATGGTAACTTATTCCAAGCTGGTGCTGCAACGAGCACAACTGCTTTAGTTGCTGCAACTAGTTATGATGATGACATGATTGCAACAAATTCAAGCGATACTTTTATCGTAATGCCTGCACCTTATAGTGCTGACGTTGCTGGTTATGGTATTGACTTATGTCCTGATGGTGATGGGTATGAATCCATTAATATCTCTGGATATGCAGGAACAGGATCAGGTGCAGTTATGGTTCTTGATAACTACATTGCTAGTAAGACTAGACCGCTAGAGCCATTAGTTTGTGCGAAGCATTCTGGTTATAATTATAGTTCAGAAGCACCAAAATTCTATGCTGACATTTTCTTCCCAGAGCATTTGCTATATGGTGGAAATGTTAACACTAGACCAATTACTTAAACAAATTAAAAGGAGTACAATATGGGCGTTATAGCTTCAGAGAATTTCGGATATCTCAACTAAGGGAGTGCTTAAATGAACGATTCAAAATATAAGTATTTAGATAACACTATAATTATAATGTATACGGGTGGTAAAAGCATGGCTAATATAGCTAAAGAGCTTGGACTATACTCTTCTATGGTTGGTTATCGGGTTAAGATACTTGGTATTTCACGTTCTATCTCTGAATCTTTAGTCGGACAGGCTAAGTCTAAGTCTCATAGGAAGACATTAAGTGAGAATAGAATTAATAGCGGAGTGGCTAGAGGTTCAAAGAATCCTAATTGGCAAGGTGGTGTGTCTACTGAGCATGATAAGATTAGACATAATATTGAACAGCGATTGTGGAAGCGAGCAGTAAAAGAAAGAGATGGTGCGTGTATGAGTTGTGGAGATGGAAAAAATCTTCATGCTCATCATATTCTTCCTTTTTCTACTTATCCCCACTTAAGAACTGCTATCAATAATGGCATGACATTATGTAAGAAATGTCATGTTGCTTTGCACAAAGGAGTTAAGTTCCATTCGGATGAATTGCTGGAAACCCTAACGGTAAATGACGAGGGCAATCAGCAGCCAAGCGTACAGAGTACGAAGGTTCAACGACTACTGGAGACTAGCGATAGTCTTAATGACCAGCCAGAGTGTCCGACCCGAAAGGGATGATATAGTCTATACCAGCAGAAACGTTGGGTGATATGTTTAGATCCGGGATTAAGAAAGATTTTCATGGATGAGTATTCGTTACCTGAAGGCCAATTAGAAAATCTATATGGTATTGAAAAATCTAACAAGGCTACTGAATACGACTTAGGCATCGGTGGGATGGGTGACTTAGAAGAGTTCAATGGTACTATTGGATATGATGATTTCAAGCAACAGTATAGAATTTCTTATAGCCATAAGGAGTGGGTAAAAGGGCTTAAGATCGAGCGTAAATTAGTTGATGATGATCTTTATTCTATCATCAATAAGAGGCCAGCACAGTTAGCTTTAGTTGCTAAACGAACTAAAGAGAAACATGCAGCTTCTGTATTTAACAACGCATTTAACACTTCTGTATTTAGTGGTGGTGATGGACTTGCTCTTTGTGATGATTCACATACAAGAGTAGGAACAACTACGACTAATGATAATGCAGGATCTACTGCTCTTTCAGCTACGGCTGTTGAAGCAACTAGATTGCTTATGAGAGGGTTTACTGATGAAACAGATAATCTTCTTGTAGCGCGTGGAGATACATTGCTAGTTCCACCTTCTCTTGAAGAGCAAGCGTGGGAGATCGTTAATGCTTCTGGTAAAATGGACACAGCAGATAACAACCCTAACTTTAACAAAGGTAAGTACCGAGTTATCGTTTGGGATTATTTAGCTGATTCAAATAACTGGTGGATGATCGATAGCAAGATGGCTAAGATGTATCTTAAGTGGTTTAACCGTATCCCTACAGAGTTCAACAAGGATAAAGACTTTGACACATACATTGCAAAATGGAGTGTTTATACTCGTTATTCTTACGGGTTCTCTGATTGGACTTGGTTATATGGACACGAAGTAGCTTAAACATTGTGGGGGGAGCAATCCCCCTGCTCTTTCTAGAAAGGAAAGGGTGCAATTATGGGTTATACTCATTTTGATAAAGTATGTGGAGTTAATGGTGTTTATTCAGGTGCTAAAGGAAGCGAATCTGCTTTCTCTAATGCTTTATTTGGAACAGTAGCAATAACAGATGCGACAACGTATACTGCTTTAGCTGCTAATTCAGGTAAGATACATATCATTCCAGATCTAACAGCAGATTGTGTAATATCATTACCTACTGCTGCTGCGGGCATTGTGTTGACTTTTATTTATAAGGGTGTTGCACAAGACGCACAAGATGTAACCTTTGATACAGGTGCAGATGCTAACTATTATCTTGGAGGAGTTACAGGTCTTGATGATGATGACGGAGATGTTGTTGTCATTTATCCTGATGGAAACAGTAATTCTAAGATGAAGATGGATACATTGAATGCTGGATCAAAGATTGAGTTAATATGTGATGGAACAAACTGGATTGTTAATGCTTTAATTGTATCTGGTACAGATACTCATACTGCGTTTTCAGATCAATAATAATTAACTGCTGATTTACAGGGAGGGTTTGGTTAATCTCTTTCTCTCCCTGTTCAGCAAACTAACGCTCATACGAGCACAAAGGAGAAAGAGATCATGGTTAGAGCAAAGGCGAAAAGAAAAGTAGCACCAGCAAAGCAATACCTTAGTCCAACTGAGAGAGATAACTTGCAGTCAGAGAAGAAAGACTTAGAGAATACTCTTAAAGACATGGAAGGATATGGAGTAGGCACTGCAGGAGATGCTATTGATAAGAGTGCAATTTCAAGAGAGATAAGTAGATTAGGTAATGCCATCGATGAGAGAACGGCACCAACACCTAGAGCCGTAGAGAAGGACCGTCTTGCTAAGGAAGAAAAAGACCTAGAAGAAAAGATTTCAACAGGGATGCCAACATGGTATGAAATGAATAAACCATCTAGAAACCCTGGAGCAGTAAGGAAGCATATGGCATGGGTAGAAAGAAATAAAGAATTAATCAAGAGATATAAAACTGTACAACGGATATTAAGACCTCAAGACCCTAAATCAATAGAGTCTTTGAGGAAAGAACGATAAACGAACTGAGGGTTGTAAAACCTTAACAAAGGAGTAAATCATGGGAGATGGCGGCAGAGAACAACCAATAAACGGAAAGCCAGTATTTATTTATGGTAAAGAGAATCAAACAGATACCGAAGGAAAAGCAATAAAAGTAGACTCTGAGGGTAATCTGATATTAACAGGTGATGTTGAGATTGGTGCAGTAGAGAATAAAGATGGTACTACTGATAACAGACAATCAATTAAAGTAGATAACGCCACTGCCACAGCTACACCAACGGTAGCTTTAGTTGGTGGTATTTACAAGGCAACAGAAGACACATATGACGATAATGATGCCTCACCGCTTCATACTGACTCTAATGGTAATCTTAAGGTAACTGGAGGGGCTAGCTCAGTTGGGGCAGAATACACCTCTCCTAGTGACTTTACGGCCACATATACAAGCACTAGCACGATAACACTATCTAGCTTACCATTTACAATTTCAGATAGTTCACAGCTTGTCTATGTTAAGCAGATCTTATCAGGAAATACTTCTGTAATATATGTTAATGGATCTGGTGGAGTAACACTTTCAGTAAGCTCTAATGTTCTTACTGTTTACAAGAGTGGAGCAGCTATTACAGCATTAGCTAGTGGAGATGCTTATGAGATTGGTATTAACGCTCAAAAGAAGGCATTTGACCCAAGCACTAACTCCAATATGGAAAGTACTTTAAATCCAGAATATGCACATTATACTGACCCAGAATTATTAGTTACAGCATCTGATATTGTAGCAACAACTACAGTTTACAAAGACCAAGGTGCAGAGATTGATATGACAGGATATAATACTTTAGGAGTCTTTGTTAAATTCACAGTAAACGATTCAGCAACAAACACTATCAAGTTATTAGCTAAACATACAAGTGCTGGGACTGAAGAGTTTGTTCAAGAAACTGCTGGCGATTATATCAAGACTTTAGGAGATGCAAGTATTAACATTTATTATGAATTTAGTACTAATCACAACATACCAATATTCCAGATACAATCAACTGCAACAACTGTTGGAGATACTGAAGGAACATTGGAGATTTACATTACGAAAGGAAATAAATAATGAGTCTATTTATTAAAACAAAAGTTGTGAATGTATTACCTGCTCTTTCAGAGGTTGTAGCAATGGAAGTATATGAAGGATTAAAGACTAAAGACCCTAATACACTATTCTTAGAGGATGACATTCCTACAGAGTATTCTATGCAGGTCTTAGCCGAGATTAAGAGTTTAGAATCAGAGATGGTATCTAAGATGAACGGAACATTTGTAACTCTAGTTGGATCACCTGCTGTGTTAGATGAAGAAGGCGAGATCACAACACCAGCCGTTCCACCAACTTACTTTGTAGTATCAACGGAAGCTAACTTAGTTTCATCTATGGACAGTTCAATACTAACTATAGCTACTGTTGTAGAAGATGTAAGAATATGGAGTGATGGGAATCCAGATGCTTCGCCAACTTGGGCAACATATAAAGCATCATTTTAAGGAGAACTATGAAAGAAGCAATACATAGTCCATATAATAAGTTAGTTAAAAGAATAACCCTGAACGATGAACAGACACTACGTAAGAATGGTGGAACGCCAACTGATGTTTCATTTTCAGATGGCAAAGGAACATTTAATGGTACATCTTCAAAGATAAATTATAATCTTGCTTTGAAT